ACTTGAGTGATCCGTCATCTTGGTGACCATTAGACCCGTATCACCGGGCTTGATTTGAACAATGTCATCTGACTTATTGCCAAACACTTTAACAAGGTTGCCCAGCTCTTCATGGGTCATTCGCTTGTCTTCCAGTGGTAACGACCATAATTTATCCGGCCTTTCGTCAGGCAGATCGGCAGGCCAACATAATCTTAATTCATCCCATGAGAACTCAAGATCTTCCAAGTGCCATGATTTTATTGTTACGTTAAAGAACATTAGATCAATCCCCGCTTTTGGATCTCTTCATCAATTGCCTTCTGGCGATGAAGCTCATTTTGAAATTCCACACGCAATCTCTCGACATTCAAATCAGTCTCCGTTTTTGCGAACATCAACGACGTGCTGGCATACTCCCGGATCGCTGCCCGGATAACTGGATATGTGTCTACTGCCATTTATTTACCTTCCTCAATTTCACGGCGGTAAGCCGCATATAGAGCCGCTTTAGCTGCCCAATGTCGCGCTAATTCTGCGCTCAACTTTGCTGCGTTTTGCAATACGATAATTTGATCATGCCTGACGTCACCGTCTTGCATTCGACGTCTGGCAAGTTCTGCAATATTAGCTGTATTATTTTGAGATAGAGCCGCCAATTTTTTGTAATAATAATAATTAGACATATTAATGCATCTCCATATCGTTGCATGTGTAGCAAGTTGGAACGCCGGGCATTCCGCCTTCATCGACTGTGATCTTCCCGGCCTGAACCAGCGTACCAAGAACGCCTTTAATTGTGTTGATATCCAAGCGAGTATCTTCAGCAATTTCTCTTAGAGTTGGGCCAAAACCAGTCTCATAATCATGATGGCGAATACATATGCTGAGCACTTCTTTTTGCTTCGGTGTGAGTGCTTCTTTGACCAATCCCATAGCGATGCTTGTCTCCACATATTCATCCCGCAGTGTCTGACCCATGAACTCATGCTCAGCGATATAGCGTGTCTTTACTACCTCGCCGCTCATGTTTCTGGTGATGTAATAGTCAACGACCGTGCAAGTTTTCTGTGCTTTGCCGCGTGTCTTAAATGTTGTGCCGATTGCAAATCTCATGGTGTTTTCCTTTAAATCAATTCTTCTAATTCTGGCACTTCCCAGAAACAAGTTGAAACCCACTTTCCATCACGTTTAGAAATCAATGGGGCCTCATCCCCAAGGCGTGGATTTTCGAAAAATTTAATACCCGCAACAGTTCCGATGAAAGTCGGATTATCTTGAGAAATTAGTTCTTGCGCCTTCGGGCTATAAACTTTGGTGATCATATTTTCTGACAATCTCATGGTGTTTTCCTTCTCTTATGTATTTACAGGGTGTAAATGATTTCTGTTAAAAATCGGTTAATTTACAGGCTGTAAACAAATTTGGCTGTGTAACTATTTACCCCTTGTAAACATATATTGAATGCTTGTCAATACACCTCCAAAAAGTATCTTTAAGCGAGTATACGACAGAAATAAAGTTATAAGGGTTCTAACAGGTATATTTTTGGTTTGTAAGTAGTACGTTTTTGGAAACCCTATATAAATCAATAAGTTACCCGTAGTAATATAGTTTACCAATTTTGTACCTGTAAATATCCAAAAATGTACCCTTTGAAACCCTTATAAGTGTTTTTTTACCGTATATCGCCTTAAACACTGTTTTTGGAGGTGGTTTACAGACTGTCAACATTAATTCATGAAAAGTTTTGATCATTCACGTGGTAATCATCAAAAATATTGATGTTGAGATTTAGTGCTCCACATATGCGGGTAGATATGCTAGTGTAATCCTGTTACCCAGCCAAAATGAAAGGATCTTATTCAATGATAGAATTTGGCAACCAAGTGGAGTATCCGGCTAAGCCTGAGATAAAGCTGGCTCGCGCTTGGATGAAAACGTGCGATACACCCATTGGACAATTCGCTCTTCAGGCGCATATCTTTTTTAAGGACAAGGATACTCAGCGATATGATCAATACTCGCTGTTGTTCAATGATAAGCTCGTGGGCATAACACATGACGAAGGTAAGGCATATGCATTGGCTCAGGCATTTTTTGATAGCCTGATACATTCTTGCCGACCATATATGAAACCCGGAATAAGGATAAAAGTATGAGCACTATTGAATATTACAAGGCGGAGATTGATCAAATGAAAATCCGTCACCAAGAGCTTATGGATTTGAATGCGGATCTAACTAAAAAATGCGAAGATCTCGAAGAGGCTTACAACTCTGCCCATAAAAAGAAATTAGCTGAGCGTAGAAACGTCGAAGAGTTGGCTAGGCTCAACAATAGTCTTGATAGTCGTATGACTGAAGAGCTTTCTCGTCGCCTTGCCGCTGAAGATACGGTTAAGGCTTTAATTAAAGTAATAAACAAACTTGTATAGGATAAAAGTATGAGTATAGATGCGTTAAAAAATCTAGCTGAGATTACGCTAGAAATGTCTGTCAAAAATAGTGTTGATCTGCATTGGACTATTGAGACAAATGGTCTGCGATGTACCGCCCGACGCAAGCACATGACGATTGATCATATCGTACCGTGGGCAAAGATGCACAACGCCACGGATCTGAAGTCATTCTTGGAGATTGAGATTGATTTGTTCGCAAGTCATGCCAACTCTGAGATCTCAAAGTTTGAACTGGTCCCACACAAAGTTGTATCTGGTACTATTCAAAAAACTGGAATTGTGCATTAGTGTGCAATAGTGGGGCGCTCACCTCCTCCCATGTATCTAACTCCTCCCGATACATAGACTGAGCGTCCCGCCCTGAAACAGCCAAAGGAAAAAACATGGAAGAAAATGATTTTGCAAGACTTGAGCGCACGTCAAGAGGACAGTGCTTAGTCCGCGTCACTACGAAAACAGCAAGCGATGGGCGTTATGGTCCAGCCGTAGCTATTCGCATCTCTGAGGTAAGTGGTATAGATCCTGAAATAACCATCGGTCCATTCACTGATGATGAGGCTGGCTATGCTGCTGCGTTCAAGACTGTCCGGGATATGGACATGGAGAAAGCTGCTAACCGCGTCTATCAAGAAGTTGAAGCTCTGATTGGTGGTAAGCATGAAGAATAAACGCGGAGCCGCAAGGCTCATAGAGCTTGAAGTCCTGAGGTGGATTGACTACCACACTCGCGATACTGATTATTTTGTTTACCTAAGGGCTATCGCTCGCAACTCTGATATTGATGTTGAATACGTTCGCGTGGCTGCTCGTCGATTATGGAAGGTTGATGGGTTAATTGAATTTCGCAATGGCTTGATTGATGAGGATGGCTTTCTGGCTGGTTCAGGCTATAGGATAACCCGGAAGGGTATTCGTTATATGGATCTTATCGAGCGTCGCAAGAAGTGGAAGCTGGTCCATGATTAAACGATACGCTGTATTCGCTGGTGAGAAATACTACCCGCTTGGCGGTTGGTCTGATTTTGTATTCTCGACCGATGACTTCTCTGAAGCCTTGAACCTTACTGAAGAGGCTCGTATTCAGTTAGAAAATCATGACGGATGGAGAACGCCTAAGTTTGACTGGTGTCACATTGTTGATACGCAGACAGGTAAATTTGAATATGAAGATGGAGGCAGATTAATAGATGACAACTAAGAGAAACATCTCATACGCTGCGAACAATTACGATCCTGAAGACCGTGGCTCAGCTGATGCTTACTATGGTCGAGCGTTCAAGCCTCATAAGATGATTGCCGGGAAGAAAGTAACGCTGACAGATCCTGAAGAGATCGAGCAATATCGCAAGGGATATCAGGGTGAACAATACAAAAAGGATTGGAACGGCAATGGTAAAATCTACCAGTAAAAACACAAAACAATTCAGTAAGGACAAGGAAGCAAGTCTTACCCTCACACTGAAGGCTGATAGTGGTTATGAGTGCTCTGAAACTTGTCGCGTTTCTGCTGATCAATGGTCACGTATAAATGACATAATCAACGAAGAGGACGAAGATTGATGACAATGCCACCTAATAGACGCGAGTTCACGCTCACAATTGAACAACTTGAAATGTTGAAAGAAGCGACCAAGCCATTGCCTCGCATCATGGTCGGAGGTAAGTTTCCGCCAACTCAGCAAGAGCGCGCTAACATGATGTGGATCTTGCTGGGTCAAACTATTGGATTTGACGGGCGATCTGTCCAGCCAGTAGAAGGTAAAGGCGAACGATATTTCACTGCGATTGAATTAAAGGGCGATTAAGTGCAAGATGAAGATGATCTGACCGCGTTGCAGCTGATAGAGCTGGCGCGGAAGGCAAGGGCCAAAGAACTAGAAGACGAGCGACAATAGGAGATTGAAATGCTTGGAAGTAAAGAACAATATGAAGCTGAGTTGGATGCGTCCCCGGCTCCTGATACATTAATCGACATGGAGAGCGGTGTTATCCAGCGCGTGTCTGAAGCCAAACGTCAGGATGAAAACATCGCTGACTATATGCTACGATCTGCCCTTAATTGTGGGTATGGTATTTGCGCGATCCTAGCGCTCGTTGCATTCGTCTGGGAAGAGCCGTTCTGGTATATTGCGCCCATTGGCATACTGGTCTTCGCATATTTCACCAATGGGTTTGCCTCTGAGTATCATCGTGCAAAGTCACTTGATCGCTCAGATCTCGCAATTCGTAACGAGAAATACGCTGCAATCTTCTCATTTGCTGGCATGGCCTATACCACGGCTTCGATTGTTGTTATCTTCTACACAATCTGGATCAACACATGAGCGATGATATGGACGACGAAAAATCACCTGAAGAAGAAACTCTGCCTTGGCACGAGCACGACTGGACTGCTGAAGAGATAGCATTCGTTAGCGAATATCTCAGGACGGGATCTTCAGTCCGTGCTCATAAGCATGCGTTCCCGGATCACTACGCAGCCAAAGGACTTGCACGTAAGCAAGGGCAGGATATCCGGGCAACGTTCTCAGCCAAGACTATCCTTCAGAAGCCATACATTCAGGAATATATCGAGTTCATTCGATCTGAGCTGAAGCAATGCATGGTTATGGATAGCAAGTCAGTTCTTCAAGAGCTGGCTCATTTGGCGCGTTCAAACATGGCCGACTTCTACATCATCAATGAAGATGGGATGCCTGAGTTTGATCTGTCTGGTCTGACGGCTGAGCAATCGGCGTCTATCTCTGAAATGACTATCAGTACGTCTGTGGATAAGCTTGACCCGGAAAATCGATTTGTTCGCGACGTTAAGGTGAAGCTGGCTCCTAAAACTCCTGCTCTCGAACTTGTGGGTAAGAACCTGAAGATGTGGACTGATGTAGTCGAAAGCACGTCTAAGGCGGATCTATCTGCAATCATTCAAGAACGTCGTCAAAAACGTCGTCAACAGTCTGGACAGGATAAGGCTCCTGATGATACAGATGATGACGATAAGAGTGAAACATAAGCCAAAGGAAATCATAATGGATTTTAAGCATTATCTGATTAGAAAAATTCAATGGTCGATCAAAACGTTCGGCCAAGGTAAACGCACTAACGGTGTTCTTCAGCATATCTCACGAGAGATCGAAGAGGTTAAGGGCAGCAACGGCAGCGCAAAAGAGTGGGTTGATCTAGTCATCCTGTCTCTTGATGGGCTTTGCCGTGAACTGGTTTATAATAAACCCGGAATGTCTGAAGTGGCTGCATCTAATGCAGCAATCACCTTGCTCATGGAGAAACAGTTAGAGAATGAAGCTCGTGAGTGGCCACCAGTAGATGAGGCAAATCAAGATGTAGCGATTGCTCACCTCAAAGAACCGACTGCGGATCTTGTTGAGGTTTTAATTCGTCTGCAAGAGCAAGAGGAATTCTTTGACGAAGGTATCGCCGGGGAAGTCTCGCAAGAACTCACACTGATCAGCAAGCTTGCTCGTGAAGCTGGTTACGATCTAACTGACCTTGTTCGTGAGAACGGAATGGATATGGGGCTAGTCTAATGAAGAAATATATTTCACATAAAGAAGTTATGGCAGGCAAGATCGTTGATTGGTCTGTTCATAGAGATGGCAGGCTTGCCAGTGTCGTGCTTGATGACGGCTCTGAAAAAGAGATAACTGACGAGATACGTCCGCGTTTCAAGCTGTTAACTCATCCTAGTAGCGGTTACTATATCCAATATGCTGACGGTTATATCTCATGGTCACCAACTCAGGTATTTGAAGAGGGCTATCACCCGGCTGAAGAGGGTGCAACTCCTGCACCTCCTGCCAAGTCTGCACCAAAGCAACCAGTGGGGCGCAAGTGATGAAGAAACCAAGTAAAGACTGCATCACTCTGCTGGGTTTTCTCATGCCTAACATCATCCTGACAATGAACAATCAGAAGCAAGTATTTACTGAGCGCGCTGCTGCTGCAATGAAAGTGCTTGTTGATAACGGTTGGGCGGTTGATGAAAAGGCTGATAACGGTTACCCGGAAAGTCGATCCTATTCAATCACGCCTGAAGGTCTGGAAGTTGCTAAGGAATTCTATTCGTTTGAAGCTTCAGATCCTAACTTCAGTTTAACAATGGAAAAATTCGATTAATCAATGTCAAATGAATACGTCGATTTAGATCCAGATGAAGAGCTTGCCATTGACATGGGCGAGCTTGCTGATGATCCATATGAATGGGTCAAGTACGCCTTTGATTGGGGAAATGGCGCTTTATCTGGATTTGACGGTCCCGACGTGTGGCAGGCTGGGTTTCTAAAGGACTGGCGAGACGAGATCAGGCTCAGGGGATTTAATGGCCATGATCCAGTCATGCCTTATAGAACGTCCACAACGTCGGGACACGGGATTGGTAAGTCAGCGCTCACAGGAATGATCGCTGGCTTTATCCTTTCCACAAGGCCGCATTCGAAAGGCCGTGTATCAGCAAACTCAATTCCACAGCTTCAGACTACCACATGGATGGAGATTGCTAAGTGGACCAAGCTGATGATCACGTCTCACTGGTTCCGGGTTACGTCTGGTAAAGGCGCGCTGAAGATTGTCCACAAGGATTATGATGACTGGCGTATTGATGGCCTTGCATGGGATGCATCGCGCCCGGCGGCGTTCGCTGGTCTACATGCCAAAACATCTTCTCCGTGGTATCTGTTTGATGAAGCCTCTGAGATCTCCCAGAATATTCTTGAGACTGCACAAGGCGCGTTAACCGATGGTGAGCCATTCTTCTTCATGTTCTCAAACCCTACGGCAACAAGCGGTTATTTCTTTGAAAGCCATCATGAGATGCGTCACAGGTTTAAGACGTACCAGATCGATAGTCGTACCGCTAAGACGCCAAACAAAGCACTCATAAAAGAGTGGATAGATGATTATGGACTTGATAGCGATTACGTGAAGGTCCGTGTATTAGGAGAATTCCCGATGACTGGTGACAGCCAATTCCTGCCCGGCGCTCTTGTTGATGCTGCCTTTGATGAAGCTCGCGTTGCTAACTTTACGCCTAACGATCCTGTTATTCTTGGCGTTGATGTTGCCCGGTACGGTGGCGATGAGTGCGCGATATATATCCGACGTGGCCGCGACGTGCGAACTCACCCGGCAAAGTTCTTCCGTGAGATCGATACAAACCAGCTCGCGCTTCGGATTAAAGAGATCGCTGATGAGCTATTGCCTGACGCGATCAATATCGACGGTGGCGCAATGGGACCGGGCGTCATCGACAATCTCAAGGCTTGGGGTGTTCCTAACGTCAATGAAATCCATTTTGGTGGTACGTCTCCTGATGCTCAATACGATGACATGGCGACGTATATGATGGGTCAAGCTCGTGAATGGCTGAAGGGTGGTAATGCTTGCTTGCCTCCTGAGGATAAAATTCTGCGTCGTCAGCTGAAGTCTCGTGAGTATAAAATGATACAAGGCAAGAACGGAACCAAGGTTAAGATCGAGAGTAAAGAAGAGCTGAAGGCGAAGGCTGACAAGGGTCTGGGCAAGGAAAGTCCTGATAGAGCTGATGGCTTTGTCTTGACGTTTGCCGTCCCTGTTGCTATCCGTGATATTGCAGCAACACGCGCTGAAATGTCTGGAACTCAAACTCAAGGCGTGGTAGATGCTGATTATGACAGGATTTAACGGAGATTAATCTTATGTGCTTTATGGGCGGTGGAAGCTCTTCCACAACAACCGAACCTGAACCAATTATCAGTCCTTCAACCATCTCAGATCCTGAAGTAACTCAGGCTCGTGAGGCTACAAAGACTGATGCGCGTAATGCGACTGGTTCAAAATCAACTGCTTTGACTGATGACGGCGTGAATACTCGCAAGAAAACGCTTGGCTCATCTGCTGTTCAAGATACTTCATTGACAGATGAAGAAGTGAAGACACGCAAACGCAAGCTTGGTGCATCACGATCTAAGAGCGCTGCTGCTCTTTCAGAATAAAATCCACAACAAATTAGGACAGTGACGTGATTGACGAAAAGAAGAAATCCGACAAACTCCCAGCCCCGTCGCTGCTTAATTTCTCAAGCAAGCCGGATCAGTTTAATTCTCGGCTGAAATCTCTTGAGACTGAGCGCCATGAATTCTTAGAAGAGTGGCGCGATATCTGCGATTACACGCGATCAAAGATGGGTGCTCGCCTTATGTCTGGAAACAGAAAGAAGCGACGCTCTAAGCAGGTGCTCAATGAAGTGCCGATCTTTGCATCTCGAACCTTAGGCGCGGGGATGATGGCTGGTGTTGCATCTCCTGCCCGTCCTTGGTTCAAAATGTCTTCTGGATCTACTGATGGTAATATGCCTCATGCTCAGAAGGTATACATGGATGCGGTTCAGCGCATGATGTATCGGATCATCGCGGGATCAAATTATTATTCATCTCGTCATAGATCCTTCAGGGATATGGGTGACTTCGGGCAAGGTCCGATGTTTATCGAAAAAGATTACTATGACGTGATCAATTGCTACGTCTCGCCGCCCGGTGAATACTATCTCGCAACAAACAAGCGCAATCGCGTTGATACTTGTTACCGGGATTTCAGCATGACAGTCATGCAGATCGTGTCTCGCTGGGGCAAGAACTCTCCGCGTGAAGTGTTGGAGTGTTATGACCGGGGTGATTACGACACAAAATATGACGTTGTTCATGTGTGTGAGCCAAACTTCAAACAGATCAAAGGTGTGCCGGGTCCGATTGGTATGCCTTATCTAAACGTTTACTACTGCAAAGCCTGCTCAGATCTTGAAGGCAATTCTGTATTGCAAACATCTGGCTATCAGGGTTTGCCGTTCTCTGCTGCTCGCTGGTCTATTGATGACGAAAGCGCATATGGTGACGGTTGCGGATCTTTGGCTCTGCCTATTTCCAAATCATTACAGGAAAGCGAACGCCGGGAAGGTCAGGTTGTTGATCGTCTGGCTGCTCCACCTGTTCAAGCTCCTGCGTCCATGAAGAAAGAAACGATCTCACATAGGCCGGGCGCTGCAAGTTATTATCCAGATAAAGGCGGACCAACTGGCGGACCTTCTGGCGCGATCTCTCCATTGTATCAAATCAATCCGGGATCTCTTCAGGCAATCGGTATGACAAAGCAATCGTATGAGCAACGCGTCAATCGCGCATACTTTGCCGATCTGTTCTTGATGTTGTCTCAATCATCTGGTCCTCAAATGACTGCGCGTGAAGTGCAAGAGCATCATGAGGAAAAGCTGATCGCTCTTGGGCCTACGCTTGATATCACTCATACGGAAGGTCTTGATGTTGAGTTGATGCGTATCTACGACATTGCGAAAAGCTCAGGAATTTTACCGCCACCGCCACCCGACATGGACCCTGAAGATATCAAGGTTGAATACACTTCAATTCTTGCTGTTGCTCAACGTGCAATCGGTGTTTCCCAGATCGAACGCTTTGCTGGCTTCATGGGCAATATGGCAGCTGGTGATCCTGCTACTATGGATAAATGGGATCGTGATCAAACGATTGATGAATACCATAATGCGCTTGGTCCACCCGCTTCAATCATCAAATCAGATGAGGAGGTGGCTAAGATCCGCGAAGG